TGCAGACAACCGTTTACAGGTTCGCTTCTATAAACGCCCAGTACAGCAAGAACACGAAACACAGGAAGCTGGCAGACCAATTTTCAAAGAATTTGACTTTGTCCATATCTGTGTAGCTGGTGATACCCTAACTGAAATCGATACTTATGTCCTAAATAGCCATAAACAGCGTTTTCCACAACAATGGGCTAATTATCAAAACCGTGTAGGTGCAAACGATGACCAAGTTATCGGTACTCCTGTATCAGAATGGCCTTTAGTGTCAAAATCACAGGCTGAAGAACTGCGGGCAATGAAGTTTCATACCGTAGAATCTATTGCAGGTGCATCAGATCAGCAATTACAGCGTATGGGCATGGCGGCAGGAATGTCACCCTATGCGTTTCGTGATAAAGCGAAGGCATTTTTAAATTTAGCGACAACTGCGGCTGAAACTGACAAGCGTGAAAGCGAAATTAACGCTTTAAAACAAGAACTTGCCAAAAAAGACGAAGAAACTGCTAAAATAAAGGCTGAAACAGATGCGAAGCTGGCCCAAATGCAAGATCAAATGGCCACTATACTTGCCGCTGTTGGTGAAAAGAAACCCCGTAAATCTAAAACGGTAGCCACAGAGGAAGCCTAATATGTCATACAATCTGCTCCAATTAGTCCAACAGGTTACTGCTGAACTAAACTTAGCCGTTCCTACCTATGTCGCTGGCAATCCAAGTCAGGATGTACAACAAATCCTAGCTTTGATGAACCGTGCTGGGTATGATTTGGTTAAGGAGTACGATTGGCAGGCATTAGAGGTAGAGTATCGTTTCTACACAACCGCTGTAACCACAACCTGCGACACTACGAATGGCACTTATATATTAGGTAACATTCCAAATACCGTAGGTTTGGACAGCACCTATTCAATCGTGGGGACAAATGTACCCCAAGATACTTATGTTGATCAAGTAATTGATGCCCATACAATTACAACTACCCAGTTATCGTCTGCTACATCTTATGGTGGATCGGTCACATTTAGCAAGACTATCTATGACTTGCCACCTGACTATGAAACTATTACAGATAACACGCATTGGGATAAGACAAAGCATTGGCAGATGCTTGGCCCAGTAGATGCACAGCAATGGCAATGGCTAAAGTCGGGTTATATATCAACAGGCCCACGAGTTCGTTGGCGTATTCTTGGCAATGAATTTCAGATTTGGCCACCCTACAATACTCAAGAATATTTAGGTTTTGAGTACCGTTCTAAAGGATTTGTAAAAGATGCAACTGGTCAAGTAAAGAATAGCTTTACTGCTGATACTGATACAACCGTATTAGATGATGACGTCATTGCATTAGCGACTAAACTTAAATACTTCCAAATCAAGTCTTTTGATACTACTGCATTGAATCAAGACTACATACGCTATTTGAATGTGGCTAAAGCTAACGATAAGGGTTCTGCTACCTTGTCATTTGCGCCACAACCAAGTGCCGTTCTTATTGGCTGGGCTAATATTCCTGACACGGGGTATGGTTCTTAATCATGGCAATGCAAGGTAGAAACGCCACCACAACATCGATGGCCGCCCCTATTGGGGGATGGAATAACAGGGACTCATTGGCAGAAATGCCGCCATTAGACGCTGTTTCTTTGGTCAATTTTTGGCCTACTCCTACCGATGTACAGTTAAGAAAAGGTTGGACTAAGTACAGCACAGGAATTACTGGACAAGTTCAAACTATCATTAACTACCCATTTAACAATGCTCAAGGCTATAAACTTTTTGCATTTGCTGGTACTAAAATTTATGACGCTACAAGTTCTACAGCAACAATAGTATTTAGTGGTTTAACTAACGCCAAATGGCAATTTGTCAATATGACTACCGCTGGTGGCAACTTTGTTATTGCTTGTAATGGTGTAGACCCTACCCTTATATATGACGGTACGGCTTGGGCATTTATGGCTACAACCCAAACTGCTGTGACTATTAGCAGTATTACGCACACAGGAACAACAGCGAATGTTACTACCGCAACTGCACATGGTCTAGTAACAGGCAATAGAATCAGCTTATCGGGTGGTGTTCCTACTGATTACAACGGCACTTATGTTATTACCAAGACAGGTACAAATACATTTACCTATGTAATGGCTACGACCCCAGCTTCTAATGCAACAACTGTACCAACCTATACGATTACAGGGATTACGGGCGTAAATAGTAACACATTTGTTAATGTCAATTTGTTTAAAAACCGTTTGTATTTCTGTGTCAATAATAGTTTAAGTTTTTGGTATCTTGATGTAGAAGCGATCTCAGGCCCAGCTACAGAGTTCCCTTTAGGTGCTATTTTCCGCAATGGCGGTTACCTACAGGCAATGGGTACATGGACACTTGATGCTGGTTATGGTGTAGATGACTTTGCTGTATATGTAACCAGTATGGGTGAAATTGCCGTATATCAAGGCTTTGACCCTAGTGATCCTAATAACTGGGCAATGAAGGGTTTATGGCAGATGGGTCAAACCTACAGTCGTAGATGCTTTTTTAAATGGGGCGGTGACTTACTGCTATTAACGCAAGACGGATTAGTACCATTGACTTCTGCCCTGCAATCTGACCGTTTAGACCCCCGTATTAACCTAACAGACAAGATTTATTATGCTGTTAGTTTAGCGGCATCTAATTATTCACAAAACTTTGGCTGGCAAATTAATTATTTAGCCGCTGAAAATATGCTTATTTTGTCTATTCCTACTAATAATGGAATGGAACAATATGTAATGAATACCATCAATAAGTCTTGGTCACGATTTACAGGAATACAGGCTTATTGCTTTACAATCTCAGGCGATCAAGATTTACATTTTGGTGGCGATGGTTTTGTTGGTCTTTTCTTTCAAACAAATTCTGATAATGGTAATAATATTGTTGCTACAGCGCAACAGGCTTATAACTACTTTGAGAGTCGTGGACAGCTTAAACGCTTTACCTTAGTAAGACCTATATTTCAAACAGATAATGGATTACCGACCGTTTTATGCGGGATTAGCACAGACTTTGACACAATTCCATTGACTAATCAGCTTGCATTTAATCCAGCATCCATTAATGTAGGTGTTTGGGATACCGCTAAATGGGATCAAAACACTTGGGGCGGTGGTCTTGTGACTACTAAATACTGGCAGGGCGTAACAGGCACAGGATTCTCAGCTTCAATTAACTTAAATGTGGCATCTCAAGGCATCGACTTTCATTGGGCATCTGTCGACTATGTAATGGAGCGAGGTGGGGTTCTTTGAGGAGAGTTACTACCGAAGATCAAAAGTACATGGGTGACTGGCTGGTTCGCTTAATGAACTACCCACTACCTCTAGAAACAGTCTGCATCGGACAAGAAATTGATGGTGTTTTATCGGCAGTCGTAGGATTTTGTAGTTTTATGCCTAAATCGTGCCAAATGCACATTGCGGCAGTAGACGAAGTAAATTGGATGAGTCGGGATTTATTGTGGGCGGCTTTCGATTACCCCTTTAATAAACTAGGAGTTAGCGTTATACTAGGGCAAATCTGTGCTGATAACACAGATGCACTAAGGTTAAACCGACACTTAGGCTTTAAAGTTGTAGCTGAAATACCTGATGCCCACATGGAAGGCGATTTGGTAATTATGGCTATGAGGAAAGAGGATTGTCGGTGGTTAGACATCCAATGTCCTTTGAGGAAATTAAAAGGGGAATGACATGGGTGGTGGTGGATTTTTAGGATTAGGGCCTGCGCCAAGTGCGCCAGCCGCACCTGACTATACTGGAGCGGCACAAGCAACTGCGGCAGGTAATTTAACTGCGGCACAGGCAGCAGCTGCGGCTAACCGTGTAAACCAAGTAACTCCTTACGGTAACCTTAATTACAATCAAACGGGTACTGATTCTCAAGGTAATCCTACTTGGACAGCTACTACAAGTCTTTCCGATGTCGGTCAGCAACTATTAAACAATCAAAACAACGCATCATTAGGTCTTGGTTCTGCTATTACATCCCAATTGGGCAATGTACAGAACACAATGTCACAGCCGTTTAATCCTAACTTGCCACAAGTAGGTATTAATGCAGGGCAAAATTACCAAGATGCGGCAATGCAACGTCTAGCACCTCAAATTAGTCAACAGCGTGAATTGCTTAATAATCAATTGGCTAATTCGGGTATTCCCGTAGGTTCTCAGGCTTGGCAGACTGCACAGATGAATCAAGGTCAAAAAGAAAATGATCTTTTAGCCGCTAATACAACTCAAGGGTTCAATACTGGTTTAGCCGCCAATCAGCAGGCTTATAACCAAGCTCAAACTAATTACAATATGCCGCTTAATACTTTGAGTGCATTGCGTACTGGCGCACAGGTTCAAAACCCAACATTCCAAAATACCCCACAACAAGCGACTACTGGTGGTGCTGATCTATTAGGTGCGGCTACTGCTACTGGTAACTACAATTTGGCTAGTTCTAATGCCGCTAATGCCGCACAAAGTGGATTTAATAGCGGGTTAATGGGTCTTGGCGGTACATTAGGTGCGGCTTATATGATGTCACCAACTGGTTCTGATATTCGTATGAAAGAAAATATTAAACCTATTGGCCATCTGTCAAATGGTTTAACTGTTTACGAATTTGAATATAAACCTGAATTTAAAGATAAAGAATACAACGGTCACGGCAAACGTATTGGTGTTATGGCTCAAGAAGTTGAAAAAGTCATGCCACACGCTGTTAAGACCCTTGATGATGGTTATAAAGTCGTTCTTTATGGAATGTTAAATGGATAGTCAATACACAAATCCGTATACATCGACTTATGCGCCTGCTACATTTTCACAACAGGATGCACAAGGTCTTGGCCCTGTATTCCAAAATACTA